CCACCTCTAAGTCCTGCTACTCCTCTACAAATACTCATGTTCTTCTCCTTTCTTCCGGCATTTGCACCGGCGCAAAAGAGGACGATCACTCGCCCTCTGAATCTCCATCTTTATTTACGACCTTGTCTGCAACCTCTAAACCTTTAATCAATATAATCGGCACGTTAAATCCAGCTTCTACGAAATTTTCCAAAATCGAGCGAATCTCATTTATAAGCAAGCTGGCCAGTACGAACCATCCAAGCAATGTAGTGATCCCTAAATCTACACCGATCGCCTTACCGATCTCGATAAAGATTGCCGATGCCCCAAACGCAACCATAATCATAAGCCAGTACCCCAACTTCTTAAGGACGCCTTTCCAGCCTCTGACAGAGTTTTCTTTGTTGGCCATCTTGCTCTTCATCCACCCGGTTATCCAGTCTGCTACATTAAGTAGCAAAAAGGCTGCAAATAAGATCCAGTGCTCTCCTAATATGTAGGACAACACCGCCACAATCGCTCCTGCAATCGCATTGTATCCGTCAATAATTGCTTCTGCATAATTCATTTTCATATTCCTCACTTTCCTTTCTCGTTATGCAACTTCTTTCCAGAGACTCTCGGATCCAACTGCATCCGGTTCCCACACATTGCTGTCTACAAGAGACTCCCACGTTTTCCCTTTATGTGTTACCCTATCACCTTTTTTGTATGGGTTTGTGCTGTTTGGCTGCTCCCACGGCAATACTTTTCCGGTCGGATCTGTAAGCACCTTAGCATATAAACTTGAGGCGGTGTCCGGCGCCCAGTCCGCTTGAGATGTATGGTTTTGGAGTACCTTATATAGCGCATCTTGGTAAGTAATATACTTTCCAGTCTTGTAGGCTACTCCATCGCCGCTCCATAAATCGTACAGATCTGCTACCTTAAGAGCCTGCTCATCATCTGTAATTTTCTCTGCAGATATTTTAGCCATCGCAAAGACAGACGCATACGTTCCCGGTGCTCCACCGTTGCCACCGTTTTCCTTCAGTGCTTCTATGTCCTGCTTCGCTGTTTCCAACTTAATCCCCATGTCATCCAATCGCTCCTCTGTTGACAGACCGGCTTTATTATTTACAACTCCATAAATTCCACCCGGATATATCTCAGTATGATCGTATCCCGTGTAATTTTCCAAGGTATCTATGATCTGCCCACGTTCTGTGACGTTCATCACCTTTGTTTTTGTTGCATCCTCAAAGATTTCTTTCAGCTTTTCCGGCGCAATTCCGATTGTCAAGAATCGCACCGCACCACCGATTTTTTCATATGACTGTATCGGCATATCAGTTGCATCATTAAAAATAAGTTTCATGTTATCATTCCTTTCTAAAAGATCTGTTTTCTGACTCCGATTGGAATACGCAATAGGAAAGATGCGTTACAATTAAATACACCAAAAAGTAATTAATTATCAAGCACACTCCCACTCAGCGTCGATAAAAAGGTAATTATTTGTAGCTTTTGGGATGCAGAAAAACAGATTGCCGTTTGCTTTTGCTAAAGAGGTACAGGCAACTGGATTTTTATACGCTCCATCTGATGCAGTTACATTGACAGCAGTATCAATTAACGGTCGGTACTGTGACGGTATCGTAAAAGCATTGTTGTACACATTATTTGCAACAATTATAGAGGTTGTGTAGATTTCCATATTCAGATGTATTGCGTTACCAATCTTGTAAGAGTTGTTTGCTATTACTTTCCAAATCCCAGTGTTCAATCCGAGATCAGTCGGTGTGAGCGTCTTTTTATCGTGATACAACTGTAACTCCGACAAATCTTTATTTATCGTAGGGATTGATGGCACAACCTTTAACATCTTCTTTACATCTGTTACATTAATCCCGCTCAAGTGCACTTCAAACACCGGACAATCGTCAACGAGATCCCCCTCCTGTAAATTTCCTTGCGTATATGTCGGCACTGACGGGGATCCTGATGTCGGATTTCCCATAATTACAATCCACTCATTTTTCTCAATCCCGGTCTCATTGTTTTTGGTATACCTGTTCACAACGAGATCAATTCGCTTCATTCCCTGTGATCCATTTCTGATTGTAACTGTGTCGTATGTACCTAAATCCACCGTAGATAAATTACCGTGGTGACTCATAATTCCGCTTCGGATTTTGAGGCTGTTGTTCGATACAAGTTCCGGCTCTAAGAGATCCCCGCTTGTCAAAATATAACTTTCCTGCCCCACAGTGCCCTCCACGAACTGTCGAAACTGCTGCGCGGTAACATGTGGTGTTCCTGCTTTTCCTGTCATTATTTTCATTCTTCGCCGTCTCCTTCCAATTTATATGTTTTTGACTCAACGTCGTTTATAATCTCGTAAACGATATTTTCCACCGGTTTCGCCATATATAATCCTGTCAGATAATCCCTGCCGCCTACAATATCACCGATACCCACATCTATCCCGAGTTTTGCGACATCCATTTTGAACGTCTTCTTCCCTGCCAAGGATCGAAGCCGATCTTCTGCGGCGGACATAAGCTCATCCGTTTCTGTCGAAGTATTTTCATAAACTTCTGCAATCTCCTGGAGTCCGGTGTAATGCTTCTTCGTCCCGATCTCACCATTCTCCTGTACATACAGATGCAGGATATTTCGGTCCTGTAATTCTCCTTTTCCTGTCACGATCAGGTGATTCACGCCATCGCGCTTATCATCCATCGTATAGTTAAGCTTGCAGTCTTTGGACAGCTCGACTCGGTTCGAGTAATCCACGATCGGAACTGCTTCAATATAGAGATATCCCAGCTCGTTCTGTTCCCGGCGGAATGATAATTGCAACCGGTACCCTTTGCTTTTCAACATCTTCACAATACCATCGTATAAGGTGCAGTATCGATCAAACTGATAATTGCTGACAGTCACCCCGGTATCTTCCTGTGACACAACAAAGAGCCCGTCAAATTCGGGCTCTATCAGTTCTTTCATGACTGTATGCAGTTCGCCGGATACGGTCTTATAGTCTGATCCGACAGGTGGCTCTATGATCTTCTTTGCGAGACGTCCCCGCCAAGACAAACCTTTCGCCTCCACGTAGTCTAGCGTGGTATCTGTCAGGATCTCGCCGATGATCCCGCCGTATTCAGTACCCATAATGTAGATAAGACTGGAAAATGTAAGTTCCTCACGCCAGTTACTCCGGGCAATCTGTACAGAAAATGTCCTGTCGCCATTAAGATCTACTGTTATGTTGGAATCTTTTATCACACCAAGTTCCCGCAACTCCTGATCAGCCAGTATTACCATTTTGCTTCCCTCCTCTCCAAGAACAGAGTAAGATCAAATCCGAATTCCCCCGACCAGTTGATCTTCAGTAAACCAGACGGAAGTTGTTCAAAAATTGATTTTCCCAAAGCTCGATCATGAAACAGGTTTTGAACTGTTCCATTCACGAGATATTTCTGCACAGTATAATCGCGGCTATCGATAATCATATACTCTTCCTTTTCGAGCGTCACAAAAACTTCAATAATTTGCTCATTAATTAAGATACGTGGATTCAAACACGAACCATACACTATCATCTGATAATCGTTTGATCCGATATGATCAACTTCCCATACTGCAGTTCCTTTTCGCGCGTCCGTAAAATCAAAAAGAAAATTAAACGGAAAATTCAAGCCTTCTAAAGCACTGGCTTCTGTCTGCGGATAAAATGACCTGCTTTCCACCATCACCCATGATAACTTTTCTGCCGTAAATGACAGTTCGGTTTCGATTACAGTAAATGACTTCCAAGTGACCTTCTTCGACGCTTTGATCCTGCATGGGAGATATGTATCATTCACATACAGCTTTCCAAATTTTCCAGCTTCGGCATCCGCACCAAGAACACGATATAACTGCTCCATATTTTGGGATACATCCTCCTCATTCTTCCCAAAAACATCAAGCTGCACTGTCCTGATAAATCCCCCGACATCATCCTCCCATTCTGCGTCAAACCAATCAGCCTCTGCGGTAAGAAATGGATAAGACAGCAGATTCAGTATTTCTCCTTTAGAATTTTCATAGTATGCTTTTATCATATCCGTGGTATCGCTCCTTTCGGCAGTGACTTGTCGATCCTCTCTGTTCCCAAATAAATTGGCGCAGGCTTTTGTTTCTGCACTACTGCTGCAGTATATTTCCCAACCGCTTTTGCAAGCCGATTTATTTCTGTATCGGATAAGTGCAGCATCATTTCCGCCTGGTGTTTATTTAAGATCATACTGTTTGTTTCAATTCCAAAGGATCTTGTTACCCTCGCAGCATTCAACGCCATCGTTTCTCTCATCCGATCTGTCACACTGGACATATCAAGCGATTGCAGCGCTACATTTGCAAGCTCCTTCGATGCATTTCCTACACGCTTTTTCTCACCGGCAATTCCAAGCTCAAAACCCTGCCCGAAATACTTGCCGAGCTTCATCGTTTCTTTTGAAGGGGAATGGGAGTCGATCGTTGTTTTTGCAGACTCTAACGCTTGTGCCGCCAAGTTTGCGGCTGCCACAACCCCCTGACCGACCCACGCTTGGATTCCGGACACAAATCCTGAACCAAACCCGTATCCTGCATCATATCCTGTCTTTGACCTTGCCCCTGAATCTGCGCTGTCGTTGATTGTTCTACCTGCCGTCTTTGCGCGTTCCGACTGGCTCTCCATTCCTTCCGCATATTTTGACGCCGAATCCTTACCGGTTGACTTAAGTGTTCCATCCTCGCTTTCGATTGCCGCGATCATCGCCTGCATTCCGCTTTTCGCTTCCTCGCTTAAGTTCCCTTCAAGATCTGCATTTTTCATCGCGGTAAGCAATTTCTGTGCGCCATCTGCACCGACACTTTCAAGCAACGATTTCATATTTTCGGAAGATGATCCGATTGTATTAAGTGCAACTCCCATCGCATCCGCAGTACTATCAATCGTAGACTGCTGCACCTCTGCAAGCCCTTGCTCCTGCGCCGTAAGGATCGACAATAAAGAATCCCCAGTTGTCTGCGCCTGTTCAAGAGCTGCTTTTGACCCGGAATCCAAAGTCGTATCCAGTCCGCTTTGTATTTCCGCCAATGCGCTGTTAATTTCCTCTGTACTGCCACTCATAACAGCCTCTGTCAGTTTGTTGTAATCAGCAATCACTTTCTGATTATCTTTCACAGCCGCTTGATTTACATCGAAAGCCGCTTTTTGTTCTTTCAGCTTATTATTGACGCCCTGCAATTCATCTTTGATTTCAGCGTACCTGCTTGCATCCGCATAGTTTGTCGATTTCGCTAATTCTGCCGCCTCTGCTTCCAGTGCAAGCTTCTCATCTTGGAGTCGGTTTACATCATTGTAGGACTGCGCCAGTTTTGCTACATTTTCAGCCTGCTCTTGGATTGCCTGTGCATATTCGCTTTCCATCGAATCCATAACCGCCTGTGCTTTTTTCGCGGCAATCAGATCATGGATTGATCCCGTAAGCTGCTGATAATTACCGATCACCCCATCTGTCAGGGCAATCTCCATTCCAAGCGCGCTCGACAGTTCACCGGCGATATAATTCGCCCTTGCCTCATAACCGTCCTTTACACGCCCATTTTCATCGGTGATTTTTGTCAGCTCGTTCCATAAGGACTCAGCTTGATCTATTTCCACTGTGCTGGCGTTAATCGTTTTCTGACGTGCTGCTGCCTCTTCCTCAATGTTTTTAATTGCTTCTTTAGACGCTTCGATATTTTCTTTTTGCTTCTCCGTTAGTTCTCCTGTAGCAGATGCGGCGCTCTTCTGAGTAAGTGCATACGCGCCGATTCCAGCAACAAGAGCCCCGATTGCAGTAACGAGCAGTCCGATCGGGTTTGCCTTCATGACGGCGTTCCAAGCAGCCTGCGCCGCCGTCGCAAGTTTAATCTTTCCGGTGCACACGCCAACAATCATCTCTTTTGCTGTCAGTGCTCCAGAGGCTGCAAGAACTTGAAGAGCATTCGCTTTTTCTGCCGCGGACAACATTTTCGCTGTCGCTGCCAAAGTTTTGGCTGCTTTATTTGCACTTGTCAATACCTTATAGCCTTTAAATGCTACAAAAGCTGTTGTTGCAGATGCGGCAAGCAAATCCAAGTGATCTCCGGCAAAATCTAAGGTTTTCGTAAGCGGAGGAAGCGCAGCATCTGACAGTTTCCCAACAACATCGATTACATTTTCTAACGTATTTACAGCCGTTTTCCCGGCTTTTTTTAACCCGCCTGATTCCAACGATT